AGCTGTCCTAACCTTGTTTATAGTAGCCGGAGAAGCACCTATTTCGCTTAGATAATCAAATATACCTAAACCTTCTTTATCAGCCTGTAGAGCATGTCTAACCTTATCTAAGTCAACTCTAGCTTTATTAAGCCCGTCTTTATGGTAGTAACTCAATCCGGATTCATCCTTAGGTATAGCTGCCCATTCCTGAGCAAGATTCATTTGGAAGTCTTCCATACTAATCTTACCGGATAAGTAATCCTTAAGTCCCCTACGTTCTAATAGTTTAAGCCCTAGTTCCTCTTGTAAGTCTTCATCAAATACACGGTCGTCGGGTATATTAAACTTATCCTTAAGTTCTGATAGTGTTTTATGTATAATCTGATATTTACCTACAGCAGTACTACGTGGGTCAAGTTCTTTCCCACTTTGCATGTCTAGTACTTCTTTAATAGTCATACTAGTTAAGTCCGGATTCTCACCATTAAATACAGCATTATAATTGTTATTACTTTCTGCCATACCAATTAAGTTAGTAATTGAAGATACATCAGCAGGTTTAGGAGAATCTTTAGATAACCCTAATTCTACCATTTTACCTTTCATAGCCATCTCAAACTTTTCTGGAGCACCATTGCCTAATTTATACGCATCCATAATACCAGCAGCTACAGTATCACCAAAATCCTCTGGAGCTAATTCATACATAGCAGGGTCTAGTAATTCCTGTACTTCTTTCTCGGTATCAGTAGCAGCAGTACTTGCTAGTCCTCTACGTAATGAGTCAATAGTCTGAGTCTTATTATACGCATTATGAGCAACTATCTGCTTACTAACTAATTTTGGGTACATATCTAAAGCATACGAGTTAATCATCTCTCTAGTAGCTTTATCATTAGCAGGTAAGTTATCTTTTAATTCTTTTACTTTATCAGACAAATAAGCTTGGAATTGTTTAGTATCCATAGACTTACCTTCGTTCTCAATATGATTGAGTTCGTTCTGATAAAGTTCATCACCAGCTATCTTAGCGTTCATTGCTTGCCAACCAGCCCGGTGAAATCTGTTTCCGTTCTTGTAAAGTTCTTCTTGGGTCTGTCCTTCGGCTCTCGCCATAGCACCCTCAACTTTCCAATCTTCCATTTTCTTTTCAGCGTACATACCCAGTCCTTTAGATACGGACTCAGCAGCACCGCCTAGTGCATTAGCTAATTTTCTTTGTGTCTCACCAACACGGGAGAAGTTAGCCCCTCTAGGCGTTCTTACTCCCGGTACTGGTAGGGACTTAGCTTCTAGGCTTTGTGATTTAGAATTTGCATCCTGTATCACTTCTCTTCGTTCAAAACCTTGTACCATATAATTCCCTTATATTAACCAGCTCCTCCAGCAAATGCCTTACCAGCTTGGTCTATTGTTTTCTGAGTAGCAGCTAAATAGTACGAAGCAGCATTAGGCTTCGGTATATAACTGTAGTCATGTGCAAATGCAGCATCGTACTCAATTTGTCTACGTTGTTGGTTAATTCCTTGCATAGATACCCTAAACGACTCTTGACGCTCAGATTCCCTAGCAGCAGAATTTCCTATAATCTCCCGCATTACTCTATTCACAGACTTACCCTTAACTCCAGCAGCAGCAGCGTTGACTTCTACCTTTGCCCTAGCAAATATAGAATCCTTACGTAACTGAAAAGCCTGATTTAAGAAAGCATCGGCAGCTAATAACTCGTTAGTAGTTAAAGCATTTTGTGAAACAGTAGCAGAGAGGTCTTTCATCTTATTCTGGTATTTTTGCCACTTCTTTTGTGCAGTGTACTGTGCTTTATCAGCACCATATGACATACCAGCTTGTATAAAGTTAAATATCGACACGTTATCCTCCTATACGCTGTCCACGCTTATTGTACTGACCAATCCATTCTATATCCATTACATTAAATGGCATATGACTATCAGTAGATACTTGTATTTCACCATTATCTACATTCTCTCTGAACGGAATAGTATATACAGCATCAGTTATAGCAGCTTGTCCTATTAAAGTATCCGGATTACCTACCTTACGTCCTGTAAAATCTAGTACCCTATCTGCACGATACGGAGAACTTACAGTAGCACGCATAGTACCAGTTTGTCTACAGTTAATAAAGAACTTAGATACTACTAAAGTACCAGTTCCTACTTTAACCCCGTCTTGGTCTTTAACAAAAGGCATAGTAGGTTTATACTTAGATGTATACCGTAAACCACATATTATAGTACCGCCCTGCATATCCTCAGTAAAGGTAACTGTTTTAGTTCCTGTATCTACGGAATCAACTACAGCTCTTAATCCCGGATGAGGACAGCCTGTACCTTGTATATAAACAGCATCAGATAAATCTGCACCTGCTACATGAGGTAATGGGTCTACTAATGTAGTATTAACGCTCGCTATACTTCTTTTCCTATCTAGTTTAACTTGATAAGTTAAGTCAGTGTCCGGTAAAGTATTAATATCTAAACTTTCTAGGATATAAGAATTACCTATTTTCGATACTAAGTATATAACACTTTCTCTAAAGAAGAAATACTTTATGTTCTCTTGAAATATCCATTTACTCCAAGATGACTGAGCTTTACGGTCATCAATCCATGTGTACTCATAAGCATATAACGCATCTTCATCACTGGCTTGTACTAATAATAAATCTAGGTTACTAGTTGAAGCTAATTGATTAGCATTACCGTCTATATATTTTAGAACATGCTGAGTTATTAATCTAGAGTCATTTATATCTGCTGTATCCGAAGTAAAGAACTCACGTATACCAGTAAAATTACCATAGTTAATCGCAAAGAATATATTACGACCTGCTGGTACAGGAGTAGCTGTTAAGTTAGCTTCAAAACTAGTAGTAAGGACTAAGGATGCATTTTGTGGAGTAAGGGCATTTCTCCCTAGTACCACAAACTGAGCATTATCAGCAAATACTACCAAATCTCTGTTATTAGGTATACCTTTAAGCATCTGGTTAACTTTAGCAGCAGTAGATTGTATATCTATAGGGTCTGAGTCATTTACTTTAACGGAAGTCTCTGCCCAAAAGTTTAATGGCTTATCTGTTCTACTCATTATAACAGCAGGTCCGGAAAACATAACGAGTCTTCCTTGGAAGTAACTCATACTGTTTATCTCCCTACCCACAAAAGTTGGGTCTGGGTTACTATCCTCGTCACCTACGATACGGTCAGCCCATTCCCCTTCTTCAAAAGTAAACGAATCACCAACTGAATCATATTTAAGTAGATGAGGCATCGTTGTTCTATTTATGAGATATTTTATACCACTCTTGACTGTTTCAATCCAGATACCCGGCTTACCAAATCCAGCTCCTAAAGCTGGAGTATCTCCTTGGTCATCTGCTGTCACAGAAAACTCTAAATAATAATCGTCTTCTTGCTGTGAGCCATCACCAGTGACTTTTAAGAAATAACCATGCGGAGCTATCTTAGGTAAATCACTAATAAGTTTAATATCGTTATTACATTCTACAATATTCTTACCATTATAAGTATCTGTAGACAATGCAGTAAAGTAATCTGTTCTTCCTGTAGAAGTCTTCCATTGTATATACAAGGTGTCCTCTACTCTCGATACATCAAATAAACTATTAAAACTATCCTCTGTCGAGGCATCTAGTGCTGTTTTAAGCTGTGTAGCAATATAAGATGTACGTATAGTAGTTACATCAGTAGTACTTGTAGTATAACTTACTGTAGCTTCCCTAGCTGTACCACCCGGTCCGGAATCCTTCCAGTTTACTGTTATTGTATAAGTAACACCATAGTTACCACCACGTACATATACAATAGGTCCATAATCTATAAAAGAAGGTAGCTCTGTTTCCATTGCTACTGTAGTGTCTTTATTAGCTATGTAGGTAGTATCCTCTAGCGTTATAAATTCTAAATTACTACCTAAGTAGTCAAAAGCTGTACCTACCTCTGTCACGGTTTTCTCTGTCCCGTCTAAGGTAAAAACACGGATATCATCAGTTAGTACACAGACTATATAATCTGTAGTACCATGAGTCATATCATAAAATTGTACATCAGTAGCCTCATCAAATAAATCAGCTATCCAGTCTACAGGAGGTCTACGTGTTAATCCATCTACGGGATTGGAAGACATATTCTCTTGTAGTGTACACTGTCCCGGTAATCTAGCTCTAGGAGGTTGCTGAGATACACCTTGAATTAACGATTTTAAACTACCGTCTACTTTAGCCATTAACCACCTCCCGGATAATTAGGGTTATAATTCCCTCCATGTTGTTTCATTCTATAAGTTAGGTGTGCTACATGCGGTCTATTCTTAGCATTTACATTAGCTACTTGTAGTTCCTCTTTCTGTAACACCGCCCACGACCTATTAACTTCTTTCTCTAGTCGTGTAGACTTTTGTTCATCTCCGTCATCGTTTACATAGAAATCATAAGCAGCTTTGTGCATAACGTACATAGCAGCAGATTCTGGTAAATCCTCTACGGTAAGCTGTAGTACCATATTAACGTACACAGCAGTGTTCAATAAAAATGTATGATTCTTAGGGTCATACAATTTGTCTCCTCTGCGGACTAGTTTAGAACATTTATCCACAGGGTCTATGTATAGTGTACCAGTTGGTACTATTATCTGCCCAGATTCATTAGGCGATAATTTTAAATTGTATTCTGTATTGAACCACCATCCTCTAACCTGTAGCTCCTTAAGAACTCGGTTAAGTTCGACTTTAGCTGATAGTACGGATGGGTGGTCAGATGATGCATCAGTAACCGGACTTTCTCCAATTACATTAAGCATGTGATTAAGTACTTCTAAAGTAGTTGTCATCTGTACTCCAAAAAAAAAGAACCCTCCCAAGGAAACCAAGGGAGGGCAATATTAGTTACGTTGCTTATGCACGATACTTATTAACAGTACCACATACATCAGGTCTGTTAACAGTAACACCGAAAGCTAGGAATGAGTCAATAAACCATTGTTTCTCCTCTCTGTTAAACCAGATGTCAGAAGTCAATGGAATAGTCTCACCAGCTAATAGTGATTTAGGGTGCATGATAACTACAACTGCATCAGCTTCCTCAGCAGTTAAGTCATAAGCATTACCGTTATTAGCATTAGATAATTTATGCCCAGTTATAGCAGCGGTTGGTATACGAGCAGTCTTAACAATACGAGCACCTTCGATTTCGTAGATAAGTCCTTTAGCGTAGTCACCATTACCAGCAGCGTAGTCACGGCTCATTAGTTTATCGTTATCCTTAAGTACTTTATACTGAGAAGGACGAACAAATACCACTAGCTCCTCAGCCGGGATATCTTCTTCTTCCATATCAACTATAATATCTTGGATAGCACCAGCTAATTTATCAGCATCAAGCTCGTCATTAGCAGCTAATAACTCTACAGCTTTACCAGCACCAATCGCACTGTTAAGTCCAGTAGGAGCAGCTTGGTGAGAACCTTTGATACATTGGATAATAAACGCTTCATCGAAGAATTTACCAATCTCTTTACCGTGGTCTTGACCTAGCTCCATACGAGCATCGAAGTGAATCTGTAGCTCATTAAGCATAGAACGGTTATCTCTAGCTAGGATTACAGTATCAATAGTAAGTGCTACTTTACCGAAGCCAGTTGCATTAGCATTTGGTCTTACACCCGGTGTAATAGCTTGTAGTTGTGTTCTACCAACACGGTTGTTAACTACAGTGTCAGTACCCATTACTTTACGTACTTTAGCAAACTCTCTCATAATAGAAGATTTTGCGAATTGGCTTTCTACCTCACCTCCGTACTCGTCTAAGATTAAATCAGTATCGACATCAGATAAGTGAGATGAATCAGTAGGTATTCCTGTCATTATTTATTCCTTTAATTATTTATCAAATTTAAGTGAGCGTTGTCTCTGTGCTCTTAGATTATTTATCGCTACATTGTCGTTTTTGTCATAAGCTGTTTTAAGCTTAGCTAAATAATCTGCACGAGATATATACTCAGATTGAGTATTTCCGGTATTAACAGCATTATCTCCAGTTACTATAGTTTTAGATAATGAGCTGTTTTTATCATCGGCATTATATAGAGAAACAAGTTCTCTTGCTGCTATAGTAGCAGCAGTCTTATTTAAGTCAAACATTTGGTTAAAGCTATCTATTTGCTTCTGGAACTCTGGGTCAGCCTGACCCTTCGCCCTAGCCCATTCTACTACCTTATTGTAGTTAGCTTCGCCACCAGCTTCATTATGCACAGCAGTAACTGTCTCGTTGACCGATTGTATATGAGTCGTGTAATACTTCTCTACACCTAGCATTACTAAGTCAGCTTTGGCTTGACCTAATTTCTCAATGAGTACAGATTTATCTATTTTAGACATATCACCTGTATCAGCAGCCTCTTTAAATAAATTAAAAGCTTCTTGTGCGGGTATGTTAGCCTCTTTTAGAATATCTACTACTGCATCTGCATTAGCATCACCATAGCTTGGGTACTCTATCTCTTCTGAATCAGCGTTATCAGTAGCATCGTCAGACACAGCTTTATCTTTGTTATCTGCATCTGTACCTTTGTCTTTACTTTCTTCATCCGAG